CCTGACGGCATCCTGGGATGCGCCGGTCGACAAGAACGGCAAACCACAGGCGGATGTCATAGCCTATCGGGTGCAGTGGAAGCGCGGCGACAATGAGTGGGTTAACGTACCGGAGACCGGTCTTCGCAATATCGAAGTGCCTGGCATTTTCGAGGGTGATTATCTGGTCCGTGTACGCGCGATCAACTCCGGCGGTGCGTCGAGTCTCTGGGCAACTTCCGCGCTTACACACCTGAAGGGACGCGCTGGTGATGTACCCAAACCTGTCGGGCTTAAAGCCTCCGAAGACGTCGTATTCGGAATCAACGTCACCTGGGGATTCCCGGCGAATACCGGCGATACCCTGAGCACTGAGCTGCAATACAGCATTGCCGCTGACGGTTCGAATCCGATGCTTTTGGCATCTGTACCGTATCCGCAGAAACTTTATCAGCAGATGGGGCTGAAAGCAGGCCAAGAATTCTGGTATCGCGCCAGGCTGGTTGACCGCATCGGGAATCAGAGCGACTGGACCGACTGGGTGCGCGGGCAGGCCAGCATAGATGTTTCCGATATCACCGATGCAATCCTGGAGGACATCAAAAGTTCTGAAGTCTTCAAGGACCTAATTGAGGATGCAGTAGCCAGCAGTGACAAACTGGCCGAATTGTCTGATGCGATTAAGGAGAACGCCGATGGTCTGGCTGCAGCAGTAGGTTCGAATAAGCAGACAGCAGAAGCAATCATTGGCAACGCCCTGGCTATTGCTGATGTTGTTGTGCGCCAGACTGCGCAGCAGGGCGCTAACTCTGCGACCTTCGAACAGCTCCGGGAGGTGATCGCCACTGAGACGGAGGCACGCGTCACGGATGTTACTCGTCTAGAAGCGAAAACTGCCCAGAATGAAGCGGGTATTACTGATGTTCGCCAGGCGTTAGCAACGGAAACTGAAGCTCGCGCTTCTGCGGTAAGTCAATTGACGGCTGCCACTCAGGTCGCATCTGACAAAGCTGATTCAGCAGCTGCTGTAGGTGCTCAGAATACAGCATCAATCACTGACCTTAGCCAGGTTGTCACGGACCTCGATTCCTCAATGGCATCACGCCTGGAAGAGCTGGGTGCACAAACTGATAAGGCCAGCGGCGGTATTCAGAACAATGCTATCGCGCTGATCACCAGTACGCTCGCGCAGGTTAACCAGCGTAACCTTCTGAGCGTGCAATATGGTGATAACAAAGCCAGTATCGATCGAGTAGACAATGTGATGGCCGACGCCAGTAAAGCTGTCGCTGAGTCATTGCGCGTTTTGGATTCCAGCACCGGTGGGAACACGGCGAATGTCACTGACTTGTCGAAGACACTTGCTGATTTTACCCAGGCGTCTGCTACGCAAATCAATTCGCTAAAGGTCACGGTTAACGGTCAGTCTGCAGCGATTATCCAGAACAGCCAGGTATCAGCGGACATCAATAACAACCTGAATGCGATGTACAGCATCAAGGTCGCTGTTGATTCTAATGGTAATCAGTATGCAGCAGGGATGGGGATTGGTGTTCAGAATACGCCATCTGGAATGCAGACGCAGGTTCTCTTCCTGGCTGACCGCTTCGCGGTTATGACCAAGGCAGGCGGCGCCGTGACTCTTCCGTTTGTTATCCAGAACGGGCAGGTGTTCATCCGTGACACCTTCATTCAGGACGGCACTATCAGCAACGCAAAGATTGGTAATTTTATCCAGTCGAATAATTATGTTGCTGGCTCTGTTGGGTGGAAACTGGATAAGTCCGGGACGTTTGAGAACTACGGTTCGACAGCCGGGGGAGGGGCCATGAAGCAGACCAACCAGACAATCAGCGTCAAAGACGGCAGTAGCGTTCTCAGGGTGCAGGTTGGCCGATTAACGGGGGTGTTCTGATATGGCTTACGGAATACAGACCTGGGATGCTTCAGGAAAACCTAACAACTATGGCATCAAACCCGTTTCCGTCGTTGGGCGAATACAGCTGGCTGCCGGGCAAACCTCCGGCAGCTGGTCTTTTACGGTGCCCTCAGGAATGAAAGTTGGTTTTGTTCTTTCACTTGATGAAGGAGGTAACAGCGTAGGGCGGCGCATTGTCGCGTCAGGGGGCACAATAACCGTAAGCGCAGCATCTTCTGTAGGCCTGGGTAATTATCCGGCCTCAAAGTGTGAAGTGGTCGTTTTCATGGAGAAAGCATAATGGCCGAATTTGGCGCGATGATATTAATGGACAATGGGAACCCATTTGTAACGCCCCAGTCAACGCCTTTTTGTCTTTACGGCAAGTACACTTTCAACTCCTCTGCTAATGGCAGTTCGCAGCAGGTTGCTCAGAATATTGCATTAAATGCTGACTACCCTGTGATGGTATTTATCAGGACCACAAATACCGCCCAGCCCACGCCAGTAATATCTTACCGGAACGGCGGAAATGTATATGTCGCGGGGGTTAATCCCTATAACCAGAGCTTCACGTTAACCGCATATATATTTGCCATATTTCCCCAGGCGTTACCTAAATGGGGGATGGCCATCTGGGATGCGGCAGGAAAGCTGGTGCTCACTAATGAGTCCCGGGTATTGTCAGACCTACAGACAATTGGAACGCCTGGCGCAAACGGCGGGATAAATATCGATCAGACACTTAGCGGGTCATGGGCTGTTGCACCTGCACAGCTTGGCCAGAGCATCGTTGTGAATAACTCAACCCAGCCTCCGACAGTTTATACCATTAATGCTTATTCGGCGTGCAGGTTTGACGGGGCCAATACAAGGATAAACGCAGGGGGGACCTCCACTGGTACAGGCTCTCCGGGAGGGGGAACGAATACTGGGATTTCCTTAACCGCGATAAATACAGCGGCCTATGACTGATTGATCGTTTTTGGCGATCAATAACTGATAATTGATCTATCCAATCAATTATACCCACCTCTTTCATATTGGTATTGTCTAAGTTCATGAATACCTCTGGATATCATCAAAATGATTAAGCGACTTATCTGTTTGGCTGGGGCTGTCATGCTTTCAGGCTGTGCTGGCGTACTCGAGAAACAGGGACCAGTTTGCAGCGGCACGGCCATCGTTGGTGGTCAGGAAAATACGGTTCAGATTTACGGTGTGCGCAAACAAAACAATCAGACGCAGTACCGGGCTGGATACCCATTCAGCTGGCGCTGGGTAAGTGCGAACACATTTACCGAAACAACCTGCAAATAACCCATAACGTTTAAATAAAACCTCGCCACGGCGGGGTTTTTTATTACCTGGAGATAATATGATTTATACCACTGGCACTATTGCCATCAGCGGAAATACCCTTACAGGTACCGGCACAAACTTTACTGCTGCGGGCTCACTCATCCGCAACGGCTGTACTGTTATCGCGCTGACCAGCCCGGCGCAGGTTTTCCAGATCACCGTTATCGGCGGCGCAACCTCTCTCACCGTTACGCCAGCTGCTAACCCTGCTGTCCCTGCTGGAACCAAATATGCCATTCTTCTGAGCGACAGCCTTAGCGTTGACGGTCTGGCGCAGGACATTGCTGAAACCTTCACGATGTACCAGCGCTACATGAGCGGATTTGCTGATGTGATGAACGGTACTACAGACGTCACTATCACGATTAACGGTGTGGCCGTTACCGTACCGGGTCAGAAATCGCTGGCGAAGAAAGGGGCTAACAGCGATATAACCAGCCTAAGCGGCCTGACTACCGCGCTCAGTATCAGCCAGGGCGGTACAGGTGCAAAGAATGCTGCTGACGCTCGCACAAACCTCGGTTTGGGAAGTGCCGCCACCAAAGATGTTGGCCCCAATACTGGTAATGTCCTGGGAGTTGGATATTTTGGTTTCGGAACTCTAACTATTAACGTTTTAGGAAGTACAGAATCAGGGTTTTATGGTATTGACAGCTCTGGTACTTCCTGGGCGCCGCAAGCAGGATCTGGAATTGTATGCGGGTATGACCCAACTCGCCGACAGCAAATATTTACAGGAGTATCCGGCAATCTTTTTGTCAGGAACCTGGCTAGTGCTGCTATGAATACTCCTTCGTCCACCATTCCATGGACACAGATGCAGTCTGTTGGAACATCAGATATTAATTTTAAACACGTCAACGGCGATCTCGATGTTGCTGATTCTCTTGAAAACATCTGTCAAATGGAGTTTAAGCGATTCTACTATCTTGATGATGATGAGCAGACAGAGCGCCGTGGCGTAATTGCTCAGCAGATCGAACAAATCGACAAGCAATATGTTCACTCTGCTGAGGGCGTAGGGAAAATGACGCTCGACCTTAACCCGCTGATGATGGATGCCCTGGCAGCCATAAAGGCACTTAACGCAAAGGTAGTAGAGCTTAGTAAACAGGTTGATGAGCTAAAACAGGGTGGAGCTTGATATACCTGAAGACAGCATGTTGAAACTGCTTCGCTAAGAAAACCGCCGCCCGTCTTAAGAAAGAACTGGCGGCGGCTGGTTGCTCAGTTTTCATGCCCGAGCAAACGTGGGGAATATTAACCGAGTAAAATTTAAAGGCCAACCTGGCGAACTGTCGGAAACTCAGAAACCAGCCACATATCGGAATCTTCAAACATTTCCTCCAGCATGCGATTGAGCTTTTCCCGATCACTTTTGCTGGCATCGCTATTCAGGCCGTTTGCCTGCATCGGCTTAACCTTCACTTCGGCATCAGGGAAAATCTGGTGCACTCGCTTCGTTAGTTCAGCCAGGATGATCTCTCTGGCCCCTTGGAGCCCCTCAACATTTCGCTTGTCATAAACCAGTTCAACAAACATACCGATCCCCTCTTAAGTGAAAATTGCCTGTGCTTGATCTGTTTTCATAAAAATAATACTGTATATGCATACAGTCAATGTGCGAATGAGGGTTCGTTCATGCCTCGTCAACCGGATATTCGTGCTGCTTTTATTGCGGCCATAGAGCTTAACCCAAAGGGCTACCGCTATCTGAGGACAGATAGCTTCATTCAGAAGTTGAGGGGCTTTAACTGGCACTTTACTAGGGGTGATGCAAATTCGTGGATAGAGCGCAACCAGCCAGGTTTCGCTGACAAAACGACAGACGGCAGCGACAACCGTTATTGGATTTTACGCAATATGGGGATGGCCCAGTAATGGGATTTGCATCACCTGCTAACGATTATGTCGAACGACAGCTATCGCCTGAAGTCATATGCAACATAGGCGCGGAAAGCAGAGTACTTGAAACTGATGTTGGCTTTGCCATCATTGAGCCTGCAGCGAAAAGCGCGCCCGGCGATGTGCTGCTCATTTTGTGCGACGGTCATACGCAGTTCGCCAAACTGATGGGTAAGGTGTTAATCACGGACGATGGCGAGGCGATAGAAGGCCAGGCACTGGAAGAGGTTGAGGTAATGGGGCATGGATGGGGCATAAAGTTACCGCGAAACGACGTTAGTTCATTGCACATGACAAATCGTATCGCGGCAACATAGCAGAAGTTACCGCACTTCAATCCAACATCAAGCCACTTCGTTAAAAGACTTAATAGTCTCCAGATGAAGATCGCCTGCAGTACGGGGGTACCGAGGAACGGGATCAGGGTAATGACGTCTTTACTGCTCAGTGAGCTACCGATCCCGAGCATGATCCCACAGAACGAGAGGAGTGCCACGGGCAGCATAAAGGTTTTACCCAATTGCTGGAAAAACTCCCACAGCGATATTTTTTGTGCTGCTTTCGCCGTCAT